GTGATTTCATACGAAAGTTTTTACAAACACATCATATTTATTAATATGTATTAGTATTTTTATCAACCCCCGAGTATGTGGTTACTCGATTTAAAAACATCTATGTTCTTTATAGACTGACACCACATGTCCTTGTAGTATTTAAATTTTATGGTCAGATAAGCTTATATTACAAGAACCAAATGGGTATTATTTGGGTTATATTTTCAGGTATTTAATAATTTTAAGAGATACCCCTCTTATATTATAGTTTATGTTCTTTATAGACTGATAAATATAGTAGTTTTATGTGTACAAACTATTAACTGACCCCTTATACACACTGATATCCATGTTTAGTTACAACATGTACTAATCACGTCATGACTGGGCGAGATTTGATAGTGTAATCAACACGATCCCAACTATGGTAATAGTGATTGTCGTATTCGACACGTGATTATAATAACCACGTTAGTGAAACGGTGTCGATGCCAGATCCGTCAACTCTGGTAATGATTTACACGCCTTGTGAATCTATAGCGAAAGAAGAAATAAAGACTATTAATTTGAGCCGAATAAAAATAATTTTTAGCCTTGTTGTAGATTGTTGTTATTTTATGATCTCATTATTGAACAAAAGCATGAAGAACTTACAGAAATTTGTGGACAACCTCTTACAGGTTTATTTTCTGTTCTACATTCTTGGTGGATGTAGAGTGTGAGTACGGCATGGAGCAGAGAGTAGTACATTGTATTACTATAGACTCATGCGTTGAGCAATAATGTTATAATTAATGAACTTTGGTCCCTTAGGAAAGGATACAATTGCGTTAGTTTAGACAAGAACAAGTGCTGGGGAACTAAAGGTTGATCGCCCCTACCGCTTTATCCTAGTTGGTATTTAATACCAGCCCGGTCAGAACAGGCTAATACCCTGAGCTCTGAACCCCATTTTGGGGTGACCGGTACACCGTAGCGTTACAGAGTCACAAAACACAAAAAACGAAAATATGCAATACCAAGATTGCACAAAAGCTACACCTTTTTTTATTAGCCATGCGGTACTAATGCTCGAATCTGGCATTATTAATGCCGATAATACTCGAATACCGTATATAGCTAGCCGCGTTAGGTACCAGGTTGAGGAATTTTTAGATCAACTGGAAGCCTATCGTAAAGGCGATGGAGGACAAATGGCAATAGCCAAACGTGTTCTAGGGAAGAACTATGGAGTTAACTCTGGAACAGAACGGATGTTATATGTACTTTTTGAATATATAGATAGTCTAGAGCCTAGTGCAGAGATAGCAAAAGCTAATGCACTACCTATAACTGAGGATTGTAGTGTTACAACTGCTTCTGTCGAAGTATGTAGCGCTAAAACTTTACTATCTGATAGTGAAGAAGGTGCCAATAAGTTGGTGCAATATATAAGTGAGATTTATCATAATAATAATGTTGAAGAGAATTTGCGGAATTTACAAACATTAGCATTTGGGACAGGCCTTTACTTACAAGATAAGTTTTGGCATAGAGTATTTCTTGGCTGTGCTATGATATTAAACTTGACTCTTAATGACAGTTTAGTATCTACCATGGTTAAGAATGGTCCACGATTGTTATTTGGTCGGACAGACCCACAAGGAATTTCTAAATTGTTAGAGTCATTTAATGGTAATCAATATAAGGATGCTTTTAAGCGCTTTATAGCTTATATTTTGATACCAGTTGGTACGGATATAGATTTATCTGTTGCTCAAGTCGAGCTTATACATATTAAAGCCGCTGAGAAAATAGATATATCTGATCTTGCTAAATCTATGGTGGACGCAGTAATCTATGTTGATAATATAGCAAAAACCCTGACAGGCTATGGTAACCTCGCAGGTATATTTTCAACACAACCAAAATATTTCGAGTTGTGTGCGGAATTTAAAATGTTTGAGATGTTAAGCAATAAAATGAAACTTGATCCAGGAGCTGGATTAGATTTTGATGCAATTTGCAGTGAATGCTCACATTTTATGTTATTGGCACACCAAGCTGCTGAAATAGAATATGACGATAAAACACGTAAAGATATTGATAGAATGGAGACTAAAGTAGCCTCTCTTTTAATAGAGGTTCGTGTGAAAGAGCGTAATGGAAAAGTGAAACCAGCACCTTATACAGTAATTGCTGTTGGGTCAACTTCTGTAGGTAAATCAACTATAACTAATACTATGTCACATATAGTATATCAGCTTATGGAAAATAAACCTTTGAATACGACTAAATTGTACACTGTTGGTGGTGGAGAAAAATTTCCAAACATCGATTCTGATGCAGAAGTTATTGTATTCGATGACTTATGTAACGAACTAGTATCGGCATCTTCTACTGGCAGTAGCCCACTCGCTATGTTGAATGAGCGAGTACAAAATTTTCACTTACCTATACCAGCAGCAGATTTACACAGGAAAAATAAAGTTTTTCCAGAAGAGCGTGTAATTGTTGCTAGTACGAACGTAGCGGATTTACAGGCTGATATGCTAACTATTGAAGTAGCGTCAGCACTGCGTAGATTCCGTGTTTGGTTGCATCCAAAGGTGAAAGATGAATATAGGAAAGTTGTTATTAATTCTAAAGGTGAATTAGAAAAAACTGGTTTTCTAGATTCAGCAAAAATGGGTCGAGATTTCCCTGCCGGGAAAATCCCCAATGCTTGGTGGTTTGATATTAATCAGATTAGGGTACAATATATAACACCCCCTTATTCTACTGATAAAGATCACCAGGTTAAGCACAAACAAGCCAGAGTATGGCAAGAGCCCGTAACTTTTATGGGCAAACAAATGGTTAAAGTGGATATGCATGAATTAATAGCGTTTTTAGAGCATGATGTAAAACAATTTAAGCAAGAACAAGCATACGTTGTTGACTACTTGAAAAGATTTAATATTATTAATTTATGCTCAACATGTCTACATACATCATGCATTTGTGTGGCATCAAAGCGCACACTTGTTGAACCAGATGGAGTGATTCCACATGGTCTTGATTGCAAACCTTTTGCTTCTGCTAGAACAGTATACGCAGGGGTTGATCAGCAAGATGACAAAGACGTTATACCATATTTAACATCTATCAATATAAATGTAACAGATGTAACGCAAAATTATAGTGCTCTGATGGGCCTTATGGAAGGTTGTAGACCTTATAGGACCATATCAATAGCTCCCATTGATTTGGTTGAAGCTATGTTCTTAATATTTACAGATAAGCATACTGTTAATTTTGTTAAAGGTAAATTTGTTAAACGTGGTAAACGTATTTTTCTAAATGTTATTTTGTATGTGGATTTATTTTCACAATCATTCATTATACAGGACTATGTACTATGTACAATGTGTGCTGTGTCATCCTCCTTTAAGAATTCTATAGATTTATTATATAGAGATTTTTCTAGTGGAGATTCTGATGGGTCAGAGTGCGGAGATATTCCCCACGGGCTACCTAATGCCCATTCATCTAACTTTGATGATGAAGTCATACCGTTTGAATCAATATACAAGCGATGTTATAAGTCGTTTGTATCGGCGATTACACAGTACCCGCTACGCCAGTATAAAAAATTTGGAAAAAGTAAATTTCAAGCGTCTATGCTTGATATGCTTGGGTATGATAGTGATTTTAAAGGAATACAAGAGGGTATTGCTAAAATTGCTTATACTATCATGTATTCAGTTACGGATGCAAAAGTTTTCCATTATGCAGTATGGATTCCAAACAATTTGTACAATGAAAATATAGTAGCATCTTCTGTATATATGACATCAAAAAGATCAATGTTTGATAGAGCTTGGCAAAGTATTACTACAAAACTTGTGAAACGAGTGTGTGTACTTGCTGTGGCCATAAGTGTTGGTCACATGGCTTTTCCATTGGTTTTAGCAGCTATGTGGTATCTTTCTAAGCTTTGGAAAAATGTTCTTAGTAATGTTTTGTATAACTATAGTGAATTTATTATACCGTTCGTAGTTTTATGTTTAGCACTTTTTATGATTAATGCTAATTTTATAGCCATTGGACTTAAAATAGCTTGCTATTTAACTCATATATCAAGTTTCTCTGTTATCTCTTTTGGTACAGGGATATCATATATAGTAACCAAGTGTTATAAAGAGTTTTGGGAAATTATTGGCAACTTGACCAAAGTTGCACAAAACACTATATCTTTACGGCGATCCCAGCTAGAAGATGTTAGAACAAATAATAATTTCATGTCAGCTGTACATACTATTACAGCTCTTGGAGTGCTTACTTCTTCAGATGTTGCTGAAGCCCACTCCGAGTACTATGCTAAACCACATGAACTGGTACTCAAAAATGAAAGACCAAAAGTGTTACGAACTTCTGATGAACTTATGAACTATATAGAAAACAATATGGTGCATATATCTACGAAAGAAACACGAACTTGTGCTTTCATCCAGCGTACTGGAGAAGTATTATCCGTTTGGCACTTCTATAAGGATGTCCCAGATACATTCTATTCTAAGCTAACGATTCTGAGGAAATCAGCAAATCACGGCGGAAATTCAAGTTTTAGTACTATGGTATCAAATCAAAATAAGTATCAGGTTAAAAATCATGACCTTATCAGAATTCACTTCTCAGAAGGAGATTATTTTAAGGACATTACAGAAACTTTTACTAAAACAGAGGAAAGTACTAATCAAATAATTAGAATATATAGAGACTGTAAAGGGATTGTACATCGAGAGGAAGGGTTAATTACTAACTATGAAACTATAGAGACAAATGGGTCT